GCGGTGACGGCGTCTCGCTGTTCTCGGCATCGCACCCTCTGTGGGGCGGTGGCGTGCAGTCGAACACCTTCGCCACGCCGGCCGACTTGTCGGAGACGAGCCTGGAAGAAGCGTGTATCCAGATCAGCAAATTCGTTGACGAGCGCGGTATTCCGATCGCGATTCGCCCGATGAAGCTGATCATTCCGCCGGACACGGTGTTCATCGCAGAGCGGATTCTGCAAACGCCGTCGCGCCCGGGCACGAACGACAACGACATCAACGCCATGCGCTCGAAGGGCATGGTTCCTGGTGGCGCGTTCGACAACCACCGCCTGACGGACCCGGATGCGTGGTTCCTGATCACCGACTGCATGGACGGACTGAAGCACATGGTGCGGAAGAACATCCAACGAGGCGTTGAAGGGGACTTCGAGACCGGCAACATGCGGTACAAGTCACGCGAGCGGTACTCGTTCGGCTGGTCGGACTACCGAGCAGCGTTCGGTACGGCTGGAGCGTAATGAACCGGGGGGCTGGCAACAGCCCCCTTTCCTCTCAACCCTGACGACCCGCAAGGGACAGATCCTCAACGAGGTGACGACAGATGGGCAGACGAACCACGAACTCTGGCTACCAACGCTGGAGAAATAACTCTGACAACCCGGCCCAGCCGGCAAACGGCGGACCCTCGGCGGCCGTTGCAATGATGTGTGTGCGGACAGCGGATATCACCGCAACGCAGTCGAGCGCGACGCGGGTGAACCAGTTCGGCGCGAACGCACCGCTGGTATTGCCCAAGGGCGCGATGATCCGGCACGTGATCACGGAAAGCGCGGGCGGTACGGGTGGCGTTACGCCGACCTACGACCTGGGCTTGGAAGGCGTGGCGGTTGACTCGATCGTGAACGAGGGCGACGTGGACACGGCGAGCAACTTGCAGGTTGCCACGGGCACGGGCCTCAACACGGCGTTGACCACCGATCGATTCGTGACGGGCGGCGCGGGGGCCTCGGCGGCTACGGGCGGCACGTTCCGGGTAGCGATCTTCTTCACGATGCTCGACGACGGCTCGCTGGCCAACTAAGGGGCAACCCACTGAGGTGACCCCATGACTCAACGAGTAATCGTCAAGGATACGGTTGCGGGTGTAGGTGTTACCTACATCCCGATCAACCGTTACGCGCAAAACATCACGATCCAATGCGTGCCCAACGGCGCGGCGACCTTCGCGGTCGACTACACGACTGACAACGTCATTCGAGGGGTGGCGAATCCATACGACACGAGCGAGGGCCTGACGGCTCCCGCTTCTGCCAGCTGGACGAACCTGATCGCCTCGGGCGCTGTAGCCGTGGCCTTCAATGGCAGCGTGTCGGCGTACTGCTTGCGGATCAACCAAACTGTCGGCGCGGGGAATGTGTCGGTACACATCTCCCAGACCAGCGAGACTCTATAAAGCGGCGATGAGGTAGGGACATGGCCACCAGCGGAACATATCTATGGTCGCCTGACCTTGCCGAGATGATCGATGAAGCCTTCGAGCGTTGCAAGATTGACCCTTCAACGCTCGATGTTTCGCACATCCTCAGCGCGCGGCGATCCATCAATTTCATGCTCGCCGACTGGGCGACCGACGACCGGCACGACTTCAGGGTCGACCGACTGTCGCCGTTCGCGTTAGTCCTCGGCACGCAGCAGTACACCGTAGATCCGCAGACCGATGGACGTGTGATCGACATCTTGTCGATGTCGCTGCGGCGCGCGGGCTCGGACACTGCCATGTGGCCGATGAGTCGCCAAGAGTGGCTGGACATCCCCAACAAGACGACGCAGGGGCGGCCGTCACGGTACTTCGCCGACAAGCGGCAGAGCAGCGTGATCATCCAGTTGTGGCCCATCCCGGAGAACTCGACCGATACGTTGATCATGGACGTGATGCGGAAGTTCACCGACGCTGGCTCGGCAACCAACGAGCCTGACATTCCGTACTACATGCGCGAGGCGTTCGCTGCGGGCCTCGCCGCCAAGCTGGGCGAGAAGTACGCGCCCGAGAATTTCCTGCCGAGGTTGATTGGTCGAGCGGCCGAGACGCTCAAGAAGGCTGACGGTTCGCAGCGAGTGCTGGGTGATGTACGCATCGTCCCTGGCTCGAACTATCGCGGCCGGCGCGGTGGTCGCGTCCGGTGAACAGCAACCGCAGGCGTCGGTATGCCTACGGTGTCCGGGCGAAGGCTGAATGCCAGCGCTCCGGGCAGAAGATGGCATACGGTGATCTGGTCGAGGATGGACACATCCCCGGCCTGCTCGTGCATCCCGATTGGTACGAGCCGCGTCACCCGCAAGAGACGCCCGTCGATGCGTCCGATTCGGAAGCGTTGTGGCATCCCGCGCCCGAGCTGTCCGAAGATGGCGGCACCGCAATCGCCCTACTGACTGCGACGTGGTCGCCTGCGCCCGTCAACGAAACGGTCGACATCGGCCAGCTCACCGCGACGACGTACACGCTGACGGCTGCGGGTGGTTATGCCCCGTACACGTATCAGTTCGCGAAGGTCTCTGGCAACGCCGGGATCACGATCGAGGCGCAGTCGGCGAACACGATCAAGCTGCGCGTAGCGGCGAGCGTGGGCACGTACCCGGTCAGCATCCTGGGCACGGTGACCGACAACCTCGGGCAGACGAAGTCGGCTCAGTTCAGCGTGTCGCTGACGGCCAACAACCCCCTCCCGGCGACGCTCGCTCTGTACATCGCCCAGCTCGCACCGCAGCACCTGTGGAAGTGGGACGAGGCCATTGGGTTCCTGCCGGACACCATCAATGACACCGGGAGCGTTGGTAACGTCGATCTGACAATGGCGGCCCCAACCTCATGGACGGACTCAAATCCGGGGCCGGATACTCTCAACTCGACAAAGTCGATGGCGTTCGAGACCCTGGCCTCCACCAACGTCACGTTTACTGGCGGCGCATCGGCAATGGGGTCGTCCGCCATTGGTTCGTTCGTTTTCTTTCTCAAGCGCACGACCATAGACCCGATCGCTGCTCATAGTTTTTTCATAACCGAAAGCGCCCCGGTTACCGACAAGATTTATATGTCGGTCGGCGGGCTTGGCGGTTCACGGTTACCTGAGATCGGGTTCGTGCCGACGCCCGGAAACGGCAAGTGGTTTTACACGACTGCCGATCCATTCACGACGAACAGCACGTGGCAGTGCGTAGTTTTTGTTCAGGACGGTGTTAGTCCAAAGATCTATGTGAACGGAACCCTTCGCGCGCTGAGCACTGGGTCGCAGGGCACCGGCGCGCCAGACTCTTACTGGTTCGCCAACGAGACCAACAACTTTGTGAATCTCCCGCCGACGCGCATCAATGCGTCAAGTTACTTTTACATCCAGAGAGTGCTGACGCCGACAGAGATCAGCAACCTCATGACTTACCTGCCGACACCGTAAAGGGGCGATCATGGCACTCAACACCTATAACCTCTTGCTCGCCGGCATCCAGAACTTCCTGGAGGACAACGATGCCGAGCTGACCGCCTCGGTGCCGGATGTCATCAACCTGGCTGAGATCCGCCTGGTGCGCGATCTCGATCTGTCGATCTTTCGACGCATCAACGCAGCGCTGACGCTGACGATCGGCAATCCGGTGGGCATCAAGCCCACGATCGCCGGGCCGGACCTCCTGGTCGCGACGAAAGGCATCTGGTTGACCGGAGGCACGATCGTCGGCAACAAGTTCCTGGAAGAGCGCAGCTACGAGTTCCTGATCGACTACAACTCAGGCGCGGCCAACGGTATCCCGAAATACTTCGCCGAGATCGATGAGAGCAACTGGTACTTCGCGGTGCCGCCGCTCGCGACATACGTGGTGCACCTGCGCTACCTGTCGCGGCCGAACCCCCTGACGGTTGCAAACCAAACGAACTGGCTGTCGACGTACGCATCCGACCTGCTGTTCAAGGCGAGCCTGGCTGAGGCGGAGAAGTTCCTCAAGGCCGATGAGCGATCGGTGATGTGGTCGAACGACTACAACGATCAACTTCCCCAAGCCCGTCGAGAGCTGGTCAGCAAGTTCAGCAATCAGGTGGATCGCGTGGGCGCAACGGCCGTCCCGCAAGCCCCGAGGAGTCAAGTTAAATGACCACGTACACGACGCGCCTTCGTACAGCCGTTCAGCTGACTGGAGAGAACAACAACACCTGGGGGGATGTCGCCAACGCGGGCGTGTTCCAGCTGCTCGAAGATGCCATCGCGGGCATGTCGACGATCTCGCTGACTGCCGGCAACGTCACGCTGACGGCCAACAACGGCGCGACCGATCAAGCCAGGAGCGCGATCCTCAACCTCACCGGAGCGCCAGGCGCGGCACGCACGGTCACGGTGCCATCCGTATCGAAGCTGTACCTGATCAATAACGCCACCACGGGCGGGCAGACGATCACGATCAAGACGGCTGCGGGCGTGGGTGTAGCGGTCGGCACGGGAGCCTCGTGGGTCTGGTCGGACGGCGTTGACGTGTACGCGACGACCTCGACGGCCTCGAACTCGACATCGCTGGGCGGAATCCTGGCCGCGCAGTACGCGCGACTCGACGTGCAGCAGGGCTTCAGCAAAGCACAGAGCGTAACGCGGGTGGTGCTCGTTGAATCCGGCGGATCGGTGGCGGTCAACGCCGCCAACTCGAACGCCTTCAGGCTGACGATGCAGGGCAACTGGACGATCGCCAACCCCACGGGCGGGCTGGACGGACAGTCGATCAGGATACTGATCGTGCAGGACGGTACAGGCTCGCGCATCGCGACCTGGGGCGCGAAGTACCGCTTCCCCGGTGGCGTGGATCTGGTGCTCTCGACCGCAGCGAACTCGGTCGACTACGTGTCGTTCGAGTATGACTCGACGCTCGATATCTGGGTCGGTGGCGGCGTGAAGGGTCTCGCGTAATGCCGTGGGGCTCCAACATCATTGCGATGCTCGGCTCGGCGCAGCTGTCGGTAACCTTTACGACCGACCAGACTGACCTTGATCTGTATGCGTACTTCGGCTCGCCGGCAGGCGCTGGCGTCGCCATCGTCACCTTCAGCGCTTGCGACGCGCAGTCGCTCAACATTGGAGCGTGGCCCAACGGCAGCATCGTCAACCTCATATTACTGAGCAGCGCGAGAATCCTTGGGCGTGGCGGCGTAGGTGGCGCAGGTGGCGCGTCAACCCCTTACGGACATAACGAAAATGCCGGTCAGGTCGGTCAGCCCGGGAATCCGGGTGGCGATGCGCTGACCGCAACAGGCGCGATCACTGTCAATATCAACCTCGACGCCGGCTACTGTTTCGGCGGTGGTGGCGGTGGTGGTGGCGGCGGCGGCTCCGATGGATCGGACGGTGCCGGCAACTACGGTGGCGGCGGCGGTGGTGGTGGTGGCCAAGGCTGGCAGACATCAATCGCTGGCGGGATTGGAGGCACATCTACGCGACGCGCTGGGCAAGCCGGCACGATTGGCACTGACGCGACGAATGGTCTTGGTGGTTATAGCGGTCGGCACGTGGCCGCCGGGCACAGCGTCCCC